TTCTCGTTACTTGCAGGGCTAGAAACTAGATCGGCAGATTCAATCCTCTGGGGACGAATGTAGTCCTTGCCTCCGATAGTTTCAGATTCATTTAAGAAAGCAAGGCTGACCCCAAACTGGTCGGGAGCTTCGTTTGCCATCTCTTTAACTAGGCCATAATGAGGTGAGCTTTTGAGCAAGTGAAGATCGGCCAATAGCTTGTCCCCTTCAATTCGAGGATTACGAGCAAATCCCAAAACTGCCTCTAATCCAGAGCCGTGATTCATCTTAACCTTTACGCCATTGGGTGCTTGAGACATTAGCTCATAAGCCTTTTCAATCGAGGTCTTATCAATAAACAAGTCGTGGCCTCTGGCTTCACCTTGGCTCAAGATATACACATTAGGGATAACCGTAGAATCTTCCTCAAGCCTAGCCTCTTTGCGTTGCTTCTTCTTTGTGTCTCGATAGGTCTGATAGGCAACCGCCGCCCTTTGTTTAACATCTGGGAAGTCCTTTACGGCTGTCTTGTTTCCCATAAAGCGACCAACAAAGTCTTTTGTTTTCTCGCCTTTTTCTGGTGTGATTAGGGGCATATTATTAAACTAGGGTTAAGAGGTATTTGAGTTGGTTCACGTTACCAAGAATCTCGTCTCGGATATTGAGCAAGTCCGTGTCACCTTCGTTTAGATAACCCGGTAGCTCATCAGATAGGAACGAAATAAACTCATCGTTGTATTCCGCAAATCCTTCGGAATAGTTATCTAGGCTAAAGTCAAAGGTAGATGCAGAGATGATTCTGCCATACTTGCCCATAAAGGTTTCAACAAACTCATCAATGTTTTCTGTAAGAGATTCGTAGATTTCCCCAAAGCTCTTGTGTTGGCTATAACTCTTTGTCTGCCAATGAAATATCTTATACTGATTCTGATAAGTCAGTAAGGTTGTGAGAATTGTCTCGCCATTGGCGTTTTCCATAATCACCTTCCTAGTTTGTCAATTACTTGGTCTTGTCTTTAATCGGGCCACCAACAATCCAAGCATCGCAAGTGCGTTTAGCCGCACATTTGAAATCAAAAATCTCGCAGTAGCCTAGATCGCCACCAACTGCTACTTCATTTGCATCCTCACCAATACCCTTCTTAATGCAACCAAGAAGCTTGTTGGTTTGGTTAAAAGCCGCACAATTACCGCAACGCATTTTCTTTGCCGTTGCTACATCGCCTTGGAACTCGTCTGCCTTTGCCTTCCAATAATCTTCATTGGGTTCGTTAGGATTGGCAGGGCCGTAGTTTGCATCGTCCACGGCGTTCTGCCTATTGGCTAAATTTGTTTTGATGTCTTGCGTTGCGATTGGACAAGAGGCTGGTTCTTCGAGTTTTTCATCTCGGCTATCCATTTGCTTGATGAGTTTCTTGACCCAAGAGAATCCAGCATCTCCACCCCATCCATTCCACGCTTGCCATCCTTTGCCTTGATTGTCCCAACCCTCGCCCTTCTTATCGACTTCGTGACGGCTAAAGAAAGAGTGCATCCTGCGAATTGTGTCTGGCGATAATGATTTTCCAGCAATCAAATCTCTAGCCCTAGCGATGCCCACAGAGGTCATTCCCCTCTGGCTTGCTGGTTTTTCGCCTCGAACTTCCAAGGCTCGTTTAGCGGCATCTCTAGCTCCTTGTGGGGGCGTAAAATCAATCCCATCGTATTTACCAAACTCAATTCCTCCCATCATTCCAGCAATCAGCATCTTTATTTCGTTCTGATTTAATTCTCGCACTATTGCTGTTTTAGTACTTAAATTATATTCTTTTAATACATTTTCTGGAACTTTCTTCCCTGCTTTTAATGCGTCTCTAACAATCTCTTCGTGACTTTTTTCCTTGCTTGCCAATGTCCCAATATATTTAGCCATTCGCTTTGCAGAAATTTCTTCTGGGTCATTTTCATACATTTTATTAAAGTCATCATCTCCGCTAATTATTTTCTTGATATCTGCTTTTTTAATTTCCCTTCCAGTTGCCCTTCGCATTTGATGGGCGGATTCTTCATATAATGTCCCGACCATCTTTGTATTCGGATTAATAAAGATTGCTGGCTTTCCTTGAAATGTTCCAGAAGCACCATCGAAAACGAAGCCTTCTCCAGTTCTTATTCTTTCTCCATTAACTACTGGGGTTCTCATAACCATTACTGGCACATCTAAAACTGGTTTTAGTAGTTCTCTGGTTTTCTCGCCGTGTATTAAATCACCAACATTTCCAATAATCGTTCCATCTTTTGCATTTTCAGCATCAATAAATTTTCTTGAAATTTGAGGATGAAAAAATTCTTTTTTTGTTAGTTTCCATAATTCGTGGGAGTCCTTGCTCTCTTTCCCCGATTTAACTATTTCACCAATATCTCCCCCCCCACCCGCACAAGTATTCCCTTCCTTAAAGCCTCCGGCCCCAGTTCCGCAATCAAATTCGAGATTATTTTCAATCTGTATTCCGCCAATCTTTTCAGTATCTTCGGTAGCTCCTTTTTCGGTTGGCTCACGCTCCTGACCAACATCAATGTCCCCATCTCCACCAGTTGTGCGGGTTGCGGTGTCTTGCTCTTTGATTGGAGGAACAACAACAACTGCGTTCTCATCTTGTGCCTCATCTTGCATTTGCTCTGGTGCTGGCGAGCCGAATGCAGGGGCTTGAATTGGCTTGTTAATATCAGAAATTGTATCTGGAGTTACTCCATATTGTTCTGCTAAATCTTTAACGAGCTTGGCTTCTAATGCCCTCTGTCTCATTGAGCTTTCAAAATCGAGTCCCTTCTCTGCGTATATGGAACTAGCGGTAGTCAGTCCGGCTCGAAACTCGGCTATATTGGCTTGGCTCTCTCTACCTAAATCTATTGAGACATTCGCTCCAAAATTGAAAATCCCCTTGGTGCTTTTACCGCCAAGGTTGTTTGCAATCAACCCCCTAGCGACTCCGTCTGCAATTACGATGTTCTTGAGGGGGCGAAGAACCCTATCCTCTAGGAGCTTCTGGTATCTACGGAAAGTGCGTCCAGCTTGTTGCATTTCTAGTCTGGCTGTCGGGCCAGACATCGAAGATGGGTCAACTGCAAAGCTATAAGGAATGCCCACGCCCATACAAATGTTTCGCAAAAGAATCTTGTGAAACTCTGCAAACGCACCAGATGGACGGCTCGGCCCATCTGGGAAAATAATATCTTCATTGACTTCTAGGTAGCTGACTTTACCCGGTTCAATGGTTTCTAGTTTGATGCCTTGGTTGTCGGCGTTCAAATCGTTGGTGAGCGTGGAAAGATCGGAAGCGTTATTATTATTTCGCTTTACGATTCCAGCTTGTGAGCTTGCATATTTGGCCGCCATCTTTTCAGAAGCAATAATCTCGTAGATATCAACGCAATCATTGATTGCCGTGTGGAAAGCAGAGATTCCCCGATACTGGTCAATACGAAGCGGGTCATACAAGTGAAACGCTTGGCTTGCAGGTACGGTTGTTTGGAAAATGTAAGCGTTGCCATAAGTGCGAAGGTAAATGTCGTATCCAACTGGCGAGCCAGTTTCTTGATCAACGTGAATTCCGCTAATAAGATTTAGGCTTGTGTAGGTGCGGTTTGGGTCTCCGAGTCTATCCGCTTCGATGCCCTGCAACCTTAAATTGCCTTGCTGATCTCGCACCAAAACAAAAAGAAAATCTCCATCTCGGAGCATCGACATCATAGCGATTTGCATTAGGAATGAGCCAGTATTCCTTCCAGACAAATCGCACTTGTCCCACCACTCGTTCCAATAAGCCTCTACATCGCTATTGACCTTGGGGCTTTCTGTTCTGGCTTGGTAAGAAATGTTCCCCGCACAATGGCTTGCAAACTTCATCAATAGGCCACGAACAAGGCCAACATTCTCTGCCAAGTCCCTAGAACGCTTTAACAATTCTACTCGGTCATAATTAGATCGGAAACCCTCTGCACCAGACAAAGAGGACGGCCCTCGGCGTTGTCTATTGTATTGAGTTGCGTCATATTCAAATGCCGTGAGCTTTGCCCTAGATGCCAAACGCTCAACGGCGGCTTGCGGATTAACAAAGGCAATCGCCTTATCAATTAAGTTTAACTCAACCTTCTTCACTTATATCATCCCAAGCGAACGAGCAGGGCCGAACTTTGCGTAGGTGGTGCGAATCCTTCCACCAGTTGCTTGCTGAATGGCTAGGGTAAGTTCCGCAATCGTATCTCTCACCTCACCGAGATTCGCCCTAGAAAAAGAGCGTCCAGCTATCGAGTAGCTTGAACCCGCCACCGCAATCGCTTCTAGGCAAGTGATATATTTATCACGCAACGAAGTGAGGGTAGCAAGGGGTAGCCCAATGAAATCACCCTTCGCCATTCTCAACCTCCTCTGTCAAACTTGCGGGTGAAACTTTGAGCCGTCCGTGGAGTGCCGCACCCACAATGTTCATACATTCACAGTCCATTAAATGATTATGCTTCCCGACTTGCTTCCACACAAGTCTTTCCCTGCCAGTCATCGGATTCTTCACCCTTACCTTCACCTCTGCCTCAATATGCACCTTCCAGACATCTGGCGTATCTAGGGCGATGAATCCCTCCTCTTTGAGAAGCTGGGAGAGTATGTCTTTGATGGATGGGTTTGACCATCTCCAAATCGGGCAGAGCTTCCACTTCCACCCCGCCTTTGATTGAACTGCCTTACCAGAAAAGGGGTCGCCATTTGCGATTCGAGCGTATGGCCTTTGAACCTTCTGCTCGTTCACAATCTCGGAGAAGCTGGTTTTGTCCGAGCCAACCAGCGCAACCCAGCCGTTCTTACAACAATTTAGATATACATCTCGGGTTTGATCGCCCGAATCAATTAAGACGCACTTATCCTCAACACCAAACTCGTCTTGTTTTGCCTTTATGTCGCCCCAAGTTTCTAGCCTACCAGCCCACACGAGCCTTGGTTTTCCCTCTAAATCCCAAGCCCTAACAACGCACCAAGCGTGGAAGCCCCCTGCCTCTTGGATGTCGCAACTCATAATCAGCTTATCGCCCATCCGAACCTCGCCCATCTTGTAAGCACCGGGAACGATCTGCATCTTTTCTGATTCGTGTTCCATCCACGGCTCGGCTAGGACTCGGTTCACAAAATCTTGCAGGCCGATAATCCCGCTATGCTTATCTTGCAGGAACTTGACCGCCAAGCTCCCGAATGTTACCCACGGAGCGTATAGGCCGTTGAGGTGATAGGAGCGTCTAGCTGGTTCGCCCTTGGGATTGGTTGCCCTCCACTCCCCTTCTCGGAGCATCTTGGTTTTCTGGCCGTCTTGAATCTTGCCCTTACACCCTTCGCACTCGTAATAGGTCGAGGATTTTACTAGGGCATAATCATAAACGCCATCTTCTATCTTGGCCGCTTCGTCCCACTTCACTTGTCCCCAAATTAGTTTTTGTTTTAATCCACAATGGGGACAAGGCACAAAATAGAAACGCATATCGCCCTTCTGCCATTCAGCCCAAATTATTGAGTCGGCAGTTGTCGGCGTGCTGGTTGCTATGATTAAATGATTGGGGTAAGTGCTGACTCGTGCCTCTGCTAATTGCACCGGATTGGCCTCCCTCCCCGACCCTGCTTGCTCTGGAAACTTGTCCACCTCATCCATACAGAGTAACGCAATCGAACGACTAGAAAGAGCCGAGGCACTTGTTCCCGCCCACCAGACCGAGCATCGCTTAAAATGTTGCTCTAGGATTTTGATCTTGTCGGTGTTATCTGGTTTCTCTTTGGCTAGGGCTGGGCAATCATCCACCATCGGAAGCCAGCGGGTTTCTGTAAATGATCGGGCTAGATGTTCCGAGGGCATCACCCACAAGACCGGACAAGGGCGTTCTGCGATTCGATAGGCTAGGCCAGCGAGAATCGTTGTGGTCTTGCTTGTCTGCGCTCCCCATACCAACACCACCCTCCGAATCGAATCATCGCCAAAAGCCTCTAGGGGTTCACGAACATAAGGCGTAAGGGTTGTCGAATATGCTCCGGGTATGTTCGTTACCCTAGCTGAAAGGGTTAAGTTTTTCTCTGCCCATTCTGGGATTGAGAGTTGTTCCCTTGGCTCAAACAAAAGACGAGCAAAGTTCTTGGCCTCATCAATCTGGTTCATATCGCAAGAGTGAGTTGGTTCTCATACTTTTTGGAATATGAATCGCCACCATTAGAATAGTCCTCCCAAGGTATAAACTTGTAGTATCTACGGATCACCCACCTTTGGAATTTCTTTAGCTCTGGGTTGTCGTTATTATACACCATTGGGTAGGGCAATAATCCCATTTTATCCATTGTCTCGAATCTGTAATAAATGTCCTCAAATTTCTCACCCGGCCAATATCCACAAAGAAAATAAACCATAATATGTTGTGGCTTTATCCCAGCACCCATAAGCGTATTTATCCCACGCAAAAATATGGCCTCATCTTTTCTGTTGTCCCAAGC